GCTTTCTCATCGCTTGAAGCTCTCTATTGCATCCTCTAACACACCATCCCACACAGACATTGGCAATGGAATCCCCTGCTTAGGCTTCAAACACTGTGCCCTGTCTTGCCACATTGCAGCCTTCTCTGTCTCATTGTTCATGTCCGCTTCATTGGCTAGAAAGCAACACCACATCCAAGCGCTTTCGCCTGTTAAGCCCCCGTAGAGTCTACAACGCTCCACCTTTGGTTTCATTCCAAGAATTGTCATCTTTCACTCGCTCCAATATTGTTTCTTTGTATTGCAATGCAAATTCTTCTAGCAGAAAATAAACATTCTCTGTCAAATCTACGTCGCTATCCTCCAGCATACTGTCTTGCTCTCCGTCGTACAAGAAACTCTCCAGCCTGTGTTTGAGTTCCAAGACCACAGCGTATGTTGTTGCCTCTCTCATTCAATCAAGTCCTCCAGCGCTTTGACGTGCATTGCCGCAGAAGGAAGCACAGGATCGTCGCTGTATTCCTCTAGCTTGTCCAACAGAGCACCTAAGCCCCAATGCTTCACATAATCAGCACAGACACACATAGCAATATGCAATGCCATTTCTTCAGCGCTAACGTCATTCATGTCTCTGTCCTCTGTTGTCTGTTTAGACTAAGCCGTCTAGCTAGCTAATTAGCTAAGACGCCTAAGCAGTCTAACTAGTCTAAGTTGCACTGATGGCTATTTAGCCTAAGCAGGCTAACTAGACTAAGTATATTATTTAATAATATTCTCTAACTAAGCAACTTAGCTAACTAGCTCTAGAGCTACTTAGCTATCTAGTCTATATAGATATAAAGAAGGGTAGCACAATTATTCCTCCGTGTCCACTTCGTCCTGCATATCCATCAAGTCGTATCGCTCTAGCGCTTGGATGTCCTCTTTGACGCTGTTGTAGCATCCATTGCACAAGTCTAGAAATTCATTGTGTCTATTCTTTCGTGTTGCTTCAAAGCTATTCAGCATTGCGTCACAGGCTTTGCACTTCATCCTCTGTTGTCCTCTGTTGGCTACAAAGGGACAACGTAGCACAATTCATGCCAATGTGCAACACTTCCTTCTGTAAGGCTCTCTGAGGCCCTGTAAAGCCGTCACAGCCACCCTAGTACCAAGACAGGCGCTAGCGTCGCTTGTGGGGCTCTACAGAGCGTCTCAGGGTTATTTCACCATCACAAGAACAAACTTATTAGGATTGTGTGGATGGATGTATGTTTTGAAGCGCCCTTTAGCGAATGTCGAAGCGTAACATTGCACACGCTTTCGATGTTCAATGTCGCCGCTTATCCATTGGCCTTTCTTCAATGTTGTAAACAATAGATGCCATTTTTCCATAAGGCCGTTGCACATGCCGAACGTTTTAGGGGCTGGTTTGTTACGCTCTACAGCGATAGAGTAAAACATATTCATTTCTTAATGCTCCAATGTTGTTTCATTGTGGACAGCTTCCACAGACACAGACAACAGAGGGAAATGTTGCCTGTGTTTCGCCTGTTAGCTAGACAGGCATCGTCAGTGTGGCAATTGTGTGGCGTTAAAAATTCCTAACAATCATTCCTCCTTCAAATTCCACCACCCATGTTTCATCCTGTAAGTCTTCAACTGTTTCAATGTCTGGGTAGGATTGCTGCAGCTCTTCCATATCCTTGTATTCTGTGTAGTCACAGCATAGCTCAATAACGTCCAGCTCCATTTCCAGCCCCGTGCTTTCCTCAAAGTCTGTGAGCATGTCATACAAGGCTTTAAGGCCGTCATAGCTGAATTGATTACCACGCCCATAGTCGTGAAATGCTTGTTTAAACTGTTGAAAATAAATTGTCTGTTTCATCTCTCAATGCTCCTGTGTTGTCTTGATTGTGTGGACATACCAGCGCCCAAACGTAGGCGCATAATGCACTTGAATTGTGTCCTTTGTAAATGCTCCTGATAGCTGTTTAACATAGCCAGCCCTCAATAGTTCTTCCTGTCCTTCGTGATAATCTAGCTCTATTGTCGTGAATTCTCCGAAGGCTGTGACGCTGTGATGGAATGTCAACATGCTGTGTGCTCCCTTATACTTCCCAACATTCGACACTGTTAAGCATCGTCATTGAATCGTTGCGTTGAACTAGCTGTATGCTGTTTGCGATAACTTCCGGCGATTGACCGGCCGCTATAAGCAAATCCCTTGCATGCTTTGTGTTAGTGACCGTTTTATGAAACCGCTTTAAAGCGTCTTTCTTACTTCCAAAAGTTTCTACTCGAAAGCATTTTTCCCCGTTGAAAAATCGAAGCTCAAAAAACATGGCTAAACCCTCTTTGTTTCGTGGTTACTCATCATATTAAGCGTGTATCAGCCAGTCAAGCCATGAGCTAAACAGGAATAATCTAAGGGCTAGATGCTGGCTGTATTGCTATCCAGTCCTATGCATTACACATCTATATGGAAGCACAGGCTATAGAGCTGCACAGACTAAACAGACTACAGAGGCACCTACACAGCTCCACACACTCCAGCAACACAGCTCCCCAGCCTGTGCAGTCTGTGTTGCCTGTGTTGATCGCTTGGAATCCATCAGCGCCTGTGGATAACTTCATAGGCTGTGAATAACTTCATAGCCTGTGGATAACTCTATTGCACTGCACACTAGCAACTATCATGCCAACATAGTCTCCCTAGCAACTATCATGCCAACATAGACACAGGCGAGGGTGGGGGCTATGTAGGGGCGGGGGAGGGGCTGCGTAGCTTTGTTATTTTTGTTGTACCTACTTAGACTTGCAAGAGGGCAAAATAGCCTAAATAGCCTTAAATCCCTGTATATTCATACAGCTTTTTAGCCTAATAAGCCTTTGATGCCTAAAAAGAAAGCAAGAATTATGCCAATAATGCTAAAAAGAGCTTGACAAAGCGTTATTTCTGTGATAAGCTAATGTCCAAAGCAGAATACATTGGGTAATGTCATGTCTTCAGACACCAAAATAGCAACAGAGCCTTTACAGCCTGTAAAGCGAAAGCGTGGCCGTCCTCCTAAGCAGGAAATAGAAGCTCGCAAAGCAGGCAACAGAGGTGTTAGAGGGCGTCCTCCGGGCGATGCAGCCCGCATCAATGAATTCAAAGCCCGCATTCTCGCCACAGCAGGCGACAGAGTGATAGATAAGATAATAAATATTGCTTTGAACGATGAACATCCCGGACAGATGGCTGCTTTGAAGATGTGTATGGACCGTGTCTTGCCTGTGTCATATTTTGAGAAGGATAAGATGAATGGCGGCAGGAGTGCTGTTTCTATCACTATATCTGGTATTAACGGTGACACCACCATTGTCGGCGGAGATGCCGAAGAACATCATAGTGACGATGACGTCATTGAAGGAGAATACACAGATGTCTGAAAAGGCTAAAGAGTTGAGCAAAAAGCTCAATGCGCTTGGAATAACAAACAAGAAAGAGCAAGCAGGCGTCTTAGCTCAAATTCAAGCAGAGTCCAATTATGTGCCTCGTTCAGAGAATTTAAATTACAGCGGAGATCGCTTGTGGCAGCTCTTCCCTAAGTATTTTAAGAACAAAGAAGAAGCCTACAAAGTGGCTAAAAAAGGACCTGAAGCAATTGCCAATCGCATCTATGGAGGCAGGATGGGCAATGCAGCCGATGAAGGCTACAAATACAGAGGCAGAGGCTACATTCAAATCACTGGCAAGAACAATTATAAAAAATACGGAGACATGATAGGCGTCGACTTGGTAGCCAATCCAGACTTAGCAAACGATCCAGACACAGCTTTGAAATTAGCTGCTGTGTATTTGAAAGACAGATCTCCCGACCTCACTGATCCTGTGAAGACAACATTCGCTGTAGGTCCTGTAGACACAGCAAAGAAAGCAGAAGAAAGAAAAAAATTATACAACAATTTGCTTGGAACATTAGGGGTGCCTAAGCTTGACCAAGCCGTTGAAGAAATCAAAGCTCCAGCGACACAGCAATATAAAATTCAACAAGGCGATACATTCTACAGCATGGCTCAACAGCTAGGCATTCCTGTACAGCAACTCCTATCGCTCAATCCCGATGTACAGCCTAGCATGCTTCGCATTGGTGAGCTGGTGAATGTTCCTAATTTGTCTGGTGAATAATGACAGAGCTTAATGTTCAGCTGCTTCCTTGGCAGCAAGAAGTCTTCAATGCGCAAGAGCGCTTCAAAGTGGTGGCAGCAGGACGTCGATGTGGCAAGAGCCGCTTGGCTGCTTGGATGCTCATCATCAACGCTCTACAGAGCCGATCAGGGCATGTATTCTATGTTGCCCCAACACAGGGCCAAGCACGTGACATTATGTGGAGTGTGTTGCTAGATTTAGCCCATCCCATCATCACAGGCAGTCATGTCAACAACATGCAAATCAAGCTGGTCAATGGGGCTACAATTTCCCTCAAAGGCGCTGACAGACCAGATACAATGCGTGGTGTGTCTTTGAAATTCCTTGTCCTTGATGAATATGCAGACATGAAGCCTTCTGTGTGGGAAGAAGTGTTACGTCCTGCTTTGGCGGACCAGAAGGGGCAATGTCTCTTCATTGGAACACCAAAGGGACGCAACCACTTCTACGAACTGTATAAATATGCAGAACTCGGCGATGACGACACGTACAAGGCTTGGCACTTTACAAGCTATGACAATCCTTTGCTCGACCCTCAAGAAATCGACACAGCAAAGAAGAGCATGTCGTCTTATGCGTTTAGACAGGAATTCATGGCCTCCTTTGAAGCGTTAGGCTCTGAGATATTCAAAGAGAACTGGGTGAAATTCAGCGAAGAAGAGCCAGAAGACGCTGAATATTACATTGCTGTGGATTTGGCAGGCTTCGCAGACGTTGCAAGCGCTACGAAGGCAAAGACAAAGAAGCTCGACCAAACAGCCATTGCCATTGTCAAAGCAGGCGTTGATGGCTGGTGGGTGGCTGACATCATCTATGGCCGTTGGGACATTAAGAAGACAGCACACAAGATATTTGAGGCTGTGAAGCACTACCAGCCCGTCGCTGTCGGCATTGAGAAGGGAGCGCTTCGTAACGCTGTCTTGCCGTATTTGACAGACATGATGAAGAGTGGTCAGCGTTTCTTTCGTGTTGAAGAATTGACACACGGGAATAAGAAGAAAACAGACAGGGTGGTGTGGGCTCTACAGGGCCGCTTTGAACACGGACAAATTGCTTTGAACAAAGGCGACTGGAACACAGAATTCTTAGATGAGCTCTTTCAATTCCCCAATCCACTAGTGCATGACGACCTCGTAGACGCCCTTTCTTACATCGACCAGCTAGCCAAAGTGAGCTATTACGTTGATTTTGAGGAAGATGAATTAGAAATTATTGACTATCACGCAGGATATTGATATGGAAGACGAATACAAAGGCTTGTACGAAGCAGACGCTGCTGGCTGGATAATGCAGAAATGCGAGCAATGGCGTGACCATTACACCTCCAATTACGCTGAGAAGTTTGAAGAATACTATCGGCTGTGGCGGGGCATTTGGGCACAAGAGGACAGCTTACGCCAGAGTGAGCGCTCACGTTTAATTAGCCCTGCGTTGCAACAAGCTGTTGAAAGCGCTGTTGCTGAAGTGGAAGAAGCCACATTCGGCAGGGGTCAGTTCTTTGACATTCGTGATGATTTGCAAGATCAAGACAAGAATGACATTACATTCCTCAAGCGTCAGCTCACAGAAGACTTCGCACGGACGAAGGTGAGAAAGAGCGTTGCAGAATGTATTCTGAATAGCGCTGTATTCGGCACAGGCATTGCAGAGCTCATTGTTGAAGAGCAGAAGGAAATGGCGCCTGCGACACGCCCTGTAATGGACGGAGCCATGACAGCCGTTGGTGTTGAAACACGTGATCGGTTTGTTGTCAAGCTAAAGCCTGTCTTGCCTCAAAACTTCCTCATTGATCCTGTAGCCTCCACTGTCGAAGATGCGTTAGGTGTCGCTGTAGACGAATTTGTGCCTAAGCACCAAGTTGAGATTCTACAAGAGCAAGGCATCTATCGTGATGTGCCTATTGAGGCTACATATCCCGACGTTGACTTGGAGCCCGACCAAGAACTCACCATCTTCCATGACGACAAAGTGAGGCTGACAAAATACTACGGCCTTGTTCCAACAGCGCTCTATTTAGAAGCCATCAAAGAAGAAGTGGGCGAAGACGCTGACATCTCCGACCTCATCGTTGCCGATGAAGAAACAGGAGAAGTGAATGGCTACACAGAAGTGGTGGCTGTCATTGCCAATGGCGGAGTGTTGCTCAAGATAGAAGAAAATCCCTACATGATGGCTGATCGGCCTGTGATTGCATTCCCTTGGGACGTTGTTCCGGGACGCTTCTGGGGCAGAGGCATTTGTGAGAAGGGATATAATTCTCAGAAGGCCCTTGACACCGAGCTGAGAGCCCGTATAGACGCTTTAGCGCTGACAGTGCACCCCATGCTTGCTGTGGACGCTTCAAGGCTGCCACGGGGCGCTAAGATGGAAATACGTCCGGGCAAAACCATCCTCACCAACGGACCTCCAGCAGAAATCCTCCAGCCATTCAACTTTGGCCGCTTAGATCAAGTGACGTTTGCTCAAGGCAAAGACTTGATGCAGATGGTGCAGATGGCAACAGGCGCTATTGACGCAGCAGGCATTCCGGGGTCTATTAACGGAGAAGCCACTGCCGCAGGCATCTCAATGTCTTTAGGCGCCATCATCAAGCGTCACAAGCGGACATTGATAAATTTCCAAGAAAGCTTCCTCATTCCAATGATTGAGAAGAGCGCTTGGAGATATATGCAATTTACGCCTGAGCTCTATCCTGTGAGTGATTTTAAATTCATTCCAACAAGCTCGCTAGGCATCATTGCTCGTGAATACGAAGTGACACAGCTTGTACAGCTTTTGCAGACAATGGACAAACAATCGCCAATGTATCCGCAATTGCTAGAAGCCATCATCGACCACATGAACATCTCCAATCGTGAAGAGCTCATTGCAACATTGCGTCAAAGCTCACAGCCCAATCCGCAACAGCAACAAATTGCTCAGCAGCAGGCGCAGATGCAAATGGCTCAGTTGCAAGCGCAGACAGCAGCCTTCCAAGCACAAGCGCAAGAATCTGCTTCACGTGCACAGAAATACACAACAGAAACCTCTCTGTTGGAATACGAAGCACAGACAGATCGCATCAAAGCCCTCTCCAATCAACTTGAGCCGGGCGTTGAAGACGACAAAGAGTTTGAGCGGCGTGCTCGCATTGCAGAGATTATTTTAAAAGAACGTGATATTCAAACAAGGGAACGTAACAATGGTGGTGACCAAAACAGAGCTAGAGCAATTAGTGAAGCAAATCAACAGCAAGTTCAGCAAGCTGGACAGCCAACTGGCGGAATTGCAACAACAGCTTCAAACATCCCAAACATCACCCGCTAGCAACAATCGTGCCAAAGTACAAAAAAGTGCTTGACATTTGATAAAATCTATGCTAGAATGTTCTATATAGAAAAGCCGCTTCTTGAAGGGAGAATGTCTTTGACACCAGAAGAAGAGAAATATTACGAAACGTATTTTGATTTATTCCTCACAGAGGGTTGGAAACAATTCATAGAGGAAATAGAAGACATCATTGATGGCTACAGAATTGAAGACATCAAAGATGAAAAGCATCTGAACACCGTCAAAGGCCAACTTCAGATGTTACAACGTGTTGCTAAGTTTGAACGTAGTATACGTTTAGCATACGACTACACGCAGGAGCGTTTAGACGATGTTGCGTAGATATGACATACGATGCACACAATGCCAAAGCGTAGAAGAACATTGGACAAACAACATTGATGATTGTCCGCCTTGTTCTAAATGCAATGGCGCAACACAGCGTAAACTTTCCCCCATCTCTACGAAGTTTGAAGGTGTCGGCTGGCCCGGCGCTGACGATAAGTGGGCAAGAGATCACGAGAAAGCCGCTAAGCGAATGTAAATGTCCATAATGCTATTGTAGCACGGAGAAATGATATGGCAAAAATTATTGACCAGCGTGAGGAAGAATACAACGAAGAACTGACAATGGAAGAGACAACAGAAGAGGAAGTGCAAGCTTCTGAGCCTGTTGAAGATGATGTTCCCGACAAATATCGTGGAAAATCCATCAAAGACATTGTCCAGATGCATCAAGAAGCTGAAAAGCTATTGGGGCGTCAGAGTTCTGAAGTGGGAGAGCTACGTCGCATCGTAGACGATTTTGTCCAAACACAACTGGCCACACAAAAACAAGCCCACACTGGCACAGACGAAGAAGTGGATTTCTTTGTCGATCCTCAGAAAGCTGTTGAGCGTGCCATTGCTAACCATCCAAAGATTAAAGAAGCAGAGACTGTGTCTCAACAACTTCGTAAGTCAGAGGCGTTAGCACGTTTGCAAGCCACACATCCCGACTTCCAAGCGATTGTGTCGAATGAGAAGTTTTTAGAATGGGTGGGCAAGTCTAAAATTCGGACGGAGATGCTTCGCAGAGCCGACCAAGCTTACGACTTTGACAGTGCAGACGAACTCTTGTCTTCTTGGAAAGAACGTCAAGCAATTGTCTCTGAAGCGGCAGCAACAGAAACAAAGGCCCGCAAAGACCAAGTGAAGACAGCATCAACAGGAAACACAAAAGGATCAGCAGAGGCTCCAAGCCGCAAGGTGTATCGTCGTGCTGACATCATTCAACTCATGCAAAAAGACCCAGAGCGTTATCGTGCTTTAATGCCTGAAATCAGGCAAGCCTACGCAGAGGGTCGTGTTAAATAGCCTTATAGGAGATCGACATGGCTACTTCAACCTATCCCACCATGACAGGCGCTATCGGTAAAACCGAAGCCGCTGTCTTTATCCCTGAGTTGTGGTCCGACGAAATCGTCGCCGCATACAAGAAAAACCTCGTTCTCGCCAACCTTGTCAACAAAATGTCAATGGTGGGCAAGAAGGGTGACACACTTCACATTCCTAAGCCCACTCGTGGCACTGCGAATGTCAAGACAGAAAACACTGCTGTCACCATTCAGAACGCTGTTGAAACTGACGTTGAAATTTCCATCAACAAGCACTACGAATACTCACGTTTGATTGAGGACATCGTAGAAGTGCAGGCGTTGGATAGCATGCGTCGTTTCTACACTGATGACGCTGGCTACGCTTTGGCAAAGCAAGTGGACGACGATTTGTTCTCATTGGGCAAGCGCTTCGGCAACGACGGCGGCACAGGCACAGACTGGGTGCATTCTAACAGCTACTACGTCAACGCAACAAACGGCATTGCCGCTTACGCTGTTGACACCGTTGCTGCTGGCGATGACTTCTCAGACTTGGCTTTCCGTCAGCTCATCAAGTTGATGGACGACCAAGACACGCCAATGGACGGACGCTTCCTTGTCATCCCTCCATCAGCACGTCAAACCATCATGGGCATCGACCGTTACGTGTCTTCTGACTTCGTAAATGGCCGCACTGTCAACAATGGCTTGATTGGCAACCTATATGGTGTGGACGTTTACGTCTCATCCAACTGCCCTGTCGTAGAAACAGCTTCAGACAACTCTGCAGCTGCATTCGACGTTAAGGCAGCTCTTCTTGCTCATCGTGACACTATGGTGTTGGCAGAGCAGATGGCTGTTCGTTCACAAACTCAGTACAAGCAAGAATTCTTGGCCAACTTGTACACTGCTGATACCCTTTATGGTATTCAGACACTTCGCCCTGAAACTGGATTTGTACTCGTACTGCCAGCCTAAGTGTGACTAATGAGAGGCACCACTTCGGTGGTGCTTTCTCAATTTATTCTATAAGGAGATGCTATGCCGGTGTTCCGAGGCTTAGGTGGTGCAGGGAGCAGTGATGATGCAGCAACAATTAGTGCTGTAACAGAACAGGCTCAGATTGCAACAACAAAAGCCAACCAAGCATCAGCGTCTGCTTCTAACGCAGCTGCGTCATCTGCGACAGCTGTGACAAAGGCTGACGAGGCTTCAACGTCTGCAACAAACGCAGCTTCTAGTGCCTCTTCAGCCTCCTCTAGTGCCACAACAGCCTCCAACGCAGCCACAGCAGCAGGCAATGCTCAAACGGCTGCAGAGGCAGCACAGACAGCCGCAGAAGCGGCACAAACCGCTGCAGAGACAGCAGAAACCAATGCAGAAACAGCAGAGACAAACGCAGCTGCATCGGCCTCTGCAGCGTCTACATCAGCCTCTAATGCCTCCTCTAGCGCCTCCACAGCCTCTACAGCAGCCACAAATGCCTCTAACAGCGCTACGGCTGCACAGACAGCACAAACGGCTGCTGAGACGGCTCAGACAGCGGCTGAGGCTGCACAGGCTGCAGCTGAGGCGGCACAAGAGGCTATTGATGGCTTCTTCTTAGGTGTTAAGACAGCCAATCCCACGCTAGACAACAATGGCAATGCTGTTACAGCAGGCGATTGGTATTTCAACAGCGTAGACAACAGCACACGTATTTATGATGGGACGAATTGGAACACCATCAACCCCGACCTTGTAGGCGACAGCACACCACAGCTTGGTGGGACATTAGATGCCAATGGTAATAACATTGACATGGGCACGAATGTCATCACAGACACGAAGGTGGGGCAATGGGACACAGCGTATGGCTGGGGAAATCATAGCACAGTAGGTTATTTAACATCTGTAGCCTTTGGCGACCTGACGTCTACACCAACAACATTGTCTGGCTATGGCATTACAGATGCTGCAACGTCTGCTCAGGGCGCTCTAGCCGACAGTGCTGTACAGCCCAATGACAATGTGTCTACATTGACAAACGATGCAGGCTATACAACCAACACAGGCACCGTCACCTCTGTAGCCTTGACAGTGCCAACGGGGCTCAGTGTTGCAGGCAGTCCTGTCACAACAACAGGC